AGATCGTCTTTGTTGATAACTGCCTGTTGGAAGACAGTATCATCAATCTGGATGAGTACGTCACCAAAAAGATCGCGCGGGCTCTGGCTCTGGCGTTAGATAAAGCCATCCTGTTGGGCGAAGGGGCCAGCGCAAAACAGCCCGACGGGATCATTCCGAAGTTGAACGCAGCCAATAAGAAATCTATTGCAGCGGATGCCAATTTGCTGAAAAACCTGGCCAAAAGCGTCGGCCTGATTGACACCGGCGAGGATGCCATTGGCGAGATCGTTGTGGTTATGAGCCGCAAGACCTATTACAACCGCATCGTGGAGTACACCATCAATGTGGATTCCAATGGCAATGTGGTGGGCAAGCTGCCAAACTTGAATAAGCCGGATTTATTGGGGCTGCGGGTCGTGTTCAACAACTTTATGCCCGAGGATGACGTGTTGTTTGGCGATTTCGACAAATATACGTTGGTAGAGCGGCAGGACATCAGTATCGACAACTCCATCCATGTGAAATTTGCGGAGGATCAGACGGCATTTCGGGGCAAAGGGCGCTTTGATGGCAAGCCGACCAATGCGAACGCCTTTGCGCTGGTGACGATCACAGAGTCAGAGGCCGCGTAAGGAAGGGAGGGTGGCATAATTTGGACGAAGTCTTAAAACTATTCAAGCTGGATTTAGGCATCACGCATGATAAGCGGGATACCTATTTTTATGCCCTGTTGAACGCGGTTTCCATGGAGTTAGGCCGAAAAGGCATTACGTTAGATCTGGCTCAGGCCGATGATCAGATGCTGTTGTCCGATTATGCCGCCTGGCTTTACCGGAAACGGCAGGAAGATGTCCCTATGTCAAATAATCTGAATTGGCGCATTATGAATCGGAAAGTGCGAGGTAGGGCGCAATGAAGCAAAATTTATCGCTGGACGAGGTATGTATCTTGATTGCGGGAGAGCGGCAGGAAGAAATTTTCTGTCGCTCCCTTTCCATTAGCCTGGGCGCCTATCACAGATATGGCGAAAAAGGGCTGAAGCCGGATGTGATCCTGGCGGTGCATGAGCTGGAATATGGCGGCGAGGAAGTTATGGAGTTTGAGGGTGTGCGCTATGCGATCACACACACCTATAAGCGGGATGATGGCCTGATCGAGCTGACCGGCGAGGAAAGGGCGGGGCTGCGAAAATGACGGTAGAAGTAATTCGGATTGATGGGCTGGCGGATGCCGTAGAAAACATTCTGGAAGAATACAGCAAAAGTATCAAGCAGGGAATTGAAACAGCAAGTCTGGAATCGGCCAAGGAATGCCAAAAGCTTTTAAAGGAGAACAGCCCAAAGCAGAGTGGAAAATACGGAAAAAGCTGGACGATCATGCCGCAGCCGGGGATTGCTGGAGAGCCGGCAAAATACCTGGTGTACAACAAAAAGCACTACCGCCTGACCCATCTATTGGAGTTTGGCCATGAGGTAAAAAGCCAGGATGGTCGCGTTGTTGGCAGAGCTGCGCCCCATCCCCATATCAAGAAAGCCAGAGACGAGACGGAAGCACATCATGTGAGAAGGATCGAGGAAGTGATCAATCGTGGAAATTAGGGAGTTAAAGCAGCTGTTAGAAACATTGGGGCTGCCGGTCGCAATCACCTCGTTTTTCGGGCGAATAAGGCCGCCTGCCATTGTAATCTTGCCCACAGGAACCGAGGGCGATGGCTCTGATTTTGCGACAGAGCTGTATCGCTGTAGCTATCAGGTGGAGCTTTACACGGTGGAGAAGGATTTCGCCTTGGAGGAAAAACTGGAACAGCTATTTTGTGAAAACGGCATCCACTTTGAAAAATATGAAACCTATATTGACGAGGAAGCCATGTATCAATGTGCATACGGCTTCTCTATGCTATTTAGAAAGCGAGGGTAATTATGAATAACAAAGAAAAAATGGAATCTCAGAATATCCCAATCGGGAGCGGATTGGTTTATCTGATGGAGTTTTCCGGCACGATTCCGGAGGATGCGACCATCGAGACGGCAGAAAATCTGCTTGGCGCTACAAAATCCGGCGCGACCATTGAATACACCGTTACTATGACGGAGGTAAGCGACGATTTGAATCTGATCTCTAAAACGATCACGACAAAAGAAGAGGTCAAGCTGAAACTGGGCGTGTTTACCTGGAACGGGAAGACGCTGCCGCACCTGATCGCTACAGCCAGAGAGACGGAAGACAGCACGAAAAAGCGGCGTACTGTAAAGATTGGCGGCATCCAGAATGATAATGGCAAGAGCTATCTGTTACGGTTTGTGCATACTGACGCCGAAGACGGCACGGTCCGTTTTACCATCGTCGGGAAAAATACGGCAGGGATGTCTTTTGCCTTCGTGCCAGATCAGTCCACCGTACTGAATCCGGAATTTAAGGCAGAGCCAAACGATGCGGAGGGAACCCTGTTAATTTATGAGGAAGATATGAAAAGTTTGTTAGGAGGGAAATAATGTTTATTGATTTCAGTAAAGCACAAAAACGATATTTGTCTTTGAAACTTTCTAATGGCATGAAGATTCAGCTGGAAGAACCGACGCTGCGAGAGCTGGAATGTTTGGAGCGAGTATCCGAGCGGGGAAGAGTTTCTGACATTGTAGAGGCTGTCACGAAGATTATGAACCGAAACAAAGGAAAACGGAAATTCAAAAAAGACGAAATTTATGAATTGATGACCTTTTCGGAAATGAAGCTGCTCTTGGAGAAATATAGGGACTTTATTTCTGAAACAGAAAAAAACTGAGAATCCCCTATCTTCCCCGCGAGGATGATGGGGGATTGCACTATGAAATTTACACGATGCAGTTAAAAATGGTGCATGATTATACAGGGTTAAGCTTTGAAGAAATATTGGAGCTGCCGCTTAGCCTGTTTTTGCTGTATCGCTATGACAGTTATATTTACGACAGATACACGACGCCTGGCGGAAAAGAATATCTGGAACAATGCTGGCTGATGGAGCAGACAAAGCCGGATAAGGAAAATTTACGCAAGCGGTTTGGAGGTGGAAAGATTGGCGGGTAGCATCAAAGGGATCGCCATTGAAATTGGCGGCGAAACGCAAAAACTGACTGATGCGCTGAAAGGTGTTGTCAAAGAAAGTAAGGGACTGCAATCTGAATTAAAGCAGGTGGATCGGCTGCTCAAATTGAATCCGGGCAATACAGAATTATTGGCGCAGAAACAACAGATTCTTGCCGAAGCTGTAGGAGAATCAAGAAAGAAATTAGACATTCTAAAAGAATCAGAGCGACAACTAAATGAACAGTTCCAGCGTGGCAGCCTGACGGCGCAGGAATATGAAGAACAGCACCGGGCACTGCAGCGGGAGATTCTTTCCACAGAAAACCGTTTGGAGGACTTGCAGCGGCAGCAGGAGCGATGCAATATGACTCTGGAACATGCTGCGGCGGTAACCGGAGAATTTGGACAAAAAGCAACAGAGGCGGGCCAAAAGATGGCGCCGGCTTCTGCAGCGGTTGCAGGTTTGGGCGCTGCGGCGGTGAAGGTCGGCATGGATTTTGATACTGCGATGTCGCAGGTTGCCGCCACCATGGGCATCACTGCGGAAGAGATCGCCAAGGGCAGCGAAGCCTATGATCTGCTCCGACAGTCGGCAAAGGACGCCGGAGCGACCACTGCATTTTCTGCGTCAGAGGCGGCAGAAGCGTTAAACTATCTGGCCCTTGCCGGTTATGATGCGGAAAAAGCCAGCGCTGCTTTGGTGCCAATCTTAAATTTGGCCGCGGCGGGCAGTATGGAGCTAGCCGCCGTATCGGATATGGTGACAGACAGCATGAGCGCGCTGGGCATTGAGGCCACCACAGAGAATTTAGTACGGTTCGGGGATGAGATGGTAAAAGCGTCCCAAAAATCCAATACATCCGTGGCGCAGCTGGGCGAAGCCTATTTGACAGTAGGCGGCACAGCAAAGCAGTTGGCAGGCGGTACCAATGAGTTGGCGACTGCATTGGGCATATTGGCAGACAATGGGGTCAAGGGTGCAGAGGGAGGCACAGCCCTGAGAAATATCATCCTGTCTCTCACGCCGACAACCGACCCAGCTGTGAATGCTTTCGAGGCATTAGGGGTATCTGCTTATGATGCAGATGGTAATTTTAGGCCATTAAAAGATACATTGACCGAACTAAATGTAGCGCTTAGCGATGCAACGCAAGAAGAACGGACATATTTTCTAAATGATATGTTCAACAAGGTAGATTTGAAATCCGTATCAGCTTTGTTGGCAGCGACCGCTACCAATATGGACGAATTAAATGTATCGTTAGAGGCTGTGGGCCTGACATTTGAGAAAACAGGACTGAATGCGACGATCTTAAAGAAAGTATTTAAGGAAGCGGGCAGCGAGGAAGAATTTATTCGGATGCTAGAACGGGCCGGTGTGACAGCTGAGCAGGCGCAAGTTGCCTATGTCGGCTTGGATGCGGTATTAAATGGCACGAGCAGTCGGTTTGACGAGTTGAGCGGTTATATTGGGGATAGCGCTGGCGCGATGCAGGATGCCGCAGACACGCAGCTTGCCAATCTGCAAGGGGATTTGACATTGCTCTCATCCCAGCTGGCAGGCATAGCAATTGATATTGCAGAACTTCTGATGCCGACATTGCGGGCGCTGGCCTCTGCAATATCAGATGTATTGACGTTTATCGGCAATTTGAGCGAAGAACAAAAGAAAGCAATCGTGACAATAGGGCTTGTCGTGACGGCCATTGGGCCGCTATTAATTGCTGTGGGTAAGGTCGCGACCGGCATATCAGCGGTGATATCTGTCTTGCCGGTGGTCATGTCTGGATTGAGCGCGCTGGTGCCGGTATTCGCAGCCCTGACCGGGCCTATTGGTACTGTAATAGCGATTATAGGCTCTCTGGTGTTGGCCATTACACATCTCTGGAAAAACAACGAGGAATTTCGGAATAATTTTAAGGCACTCTGGAGCGGATTGGTCTCATTTGCTCAAACGACTTTAGGTAATTTGAAGAATGTTTTTGCTACTGCTTGGAATGGCATCTTAGAAGCGCTAAATACGTTTGGTAATAACGCAAAAATATCATTCCAGTCTTTCGCGCAAGGTATACTGGATATTTTAAGGAGAATCGCTCCGAATCTTGTAGCATCAGGGAGAGAAATGTTTCAGTCCTTGTGGCAGGGTATGCAATCGGTTTGGAATGGCATCTCCAATTGGGTGAGCGAAAAAATTCGCTGGCTGTCAGATAAACTGACCTTCTGGCGCAGCAGTCAAGACGAGATGAACAGCAGCAGCGCATCAGGCGACAGAACCGGGCGGCGAAGCGTCAACGGCTCCCATGCTGCTGGTTTACCCTATGTGCCCTTTGACGGCTATATCGCTCAGCTGCATCAGGGGGAGGCCGTACTCACAAAGCGGGAGGCGCAAATATGGCGCGGCGGCGAGGAAAAACCGGCTACGCAGATCCATGTGACGCAGCATATCTACAGCCCGACCGAGAATCCGGCAGAAGAACAGCGGATCGCGACCAGAGAGTTCCGGCGGCTGGCTCTGGAGGTGTAGACAGTGAAAAAGAATGAACGGTTGATCTATGAGAACGGAGGCAAGAAGTTAGAAATATCGTATTTTTCTCCCTATCTGCCCACAAGTTTTTCTGAATCATTGGGAAACGAGATCACCACGGCAAAAAATAACCTGCAGGATGGGGAATCTTTCCTTTCCAGCAGTCTGGGCAACCGGACGATTTCTATTGAGGGTGTGTTCCAGCTGAATCAATACAATGTGCTGGAGCGGCAGCTGCGTAAGGTTTTCAATCCCCGGTCCTCCGGCGTGCTCACCTTTAGCGATGGGCAGATAGAGCGTCATATCGATGTCAGGTTGGAATCTCTGCCCACCATCAAGCGGCAACCGGGTATGGCACAGTTTTATATCGACCTGGTCGCCCATAATCCGTTCTGGAGCGATGCGGAACGCGCCGAAGAACTGGCTGTATTATTGCCGATGGCCCATTTCCCGCTGGTGATCCCAAAGACCGGTTTTGTATTTGGCGTCAAGCGGGCGGCCAAGAATATTGTTGTTGACAATATCGGCGATGTATCGGCAGGCTTTCGGATCATATTTCGTGCCAAGGGCGGCGTGAAGAATCCCTATCTGGAAACGGAAAACGGGCAGAAGATCAAGCTGGCCTGTGAGCTGGCTGCTAACGACCTTGTGGAGATCCAGAATGAGCCTTATGTGAAAAGTATTTTGCTGAATGGTAAGAAAGACTTTTCTATCTTGAACCGCGCCGTTACCGACTGGTTTGTCCTGGAGCCGGGAGAAAATCATATCGGCTATGGAGCTGATGAGAACGCCGGCGCTCTGGATGTCGCCATCTATTACAAGCCGCAGTATCTGGGGGTGTGAGCATGATAGAAGTTTTTGACGGCTTTACCCTGGTCAATCAAATCTACAGTTATGCCACCTGCAGCTGTAAGCGTATCTTTAACGGCGTGGGAAACTTTAGCCTGACCCTGAACGATTTTGCCCACAAGGATGATCTGTTGCATGACCGGTTTGTGGTCATCGACGGCGATTGTTATATCGTCGAGAACATTCATGGCTACAAAAACAGTAAAAAAGAACTACAGCTGGAGATCACCGGTCGCCATCTGAACACCTTGGCCAGTCGCCGGGTGGTGGATTCAGTGCAGATGGTGCAGAGTAAGACTGTGGAGGAACAGCTGCGGCAGCTGGTGGAAGCCAATTTTATCCACCCGGCCCTGCCTGCGCGTAAAATGCCGGAGGTTGTACTTGCGGAAGCCAATCAGATCGAGATATACCCATTGTCCGATTACACCGTGACCGGCGAAACTGAGAGGCCTTTGAGTATCGAACAGGCGCTGAATAAGATATGCTCCTATTATGATTTGGGCTGGCGGTTTAACTTCCGCCCGGAACAGCAACAAATCGCCTTTGAGGTCTATCAGGGCAGGGACCGCACCGACCAAGTCATTTTTTCCGAGGAATATGGCAACGTCAGCACCAGCGACTTATATGACCAGCGAGAGAATTATTACAATGTATTCTATCAAAACGGCATCTTTTCCGGCGTAGAGGAAGGGATGAGGCGGCGTGAGAAGGTGTTGGATGAACAGGAGACCGCCAACGACTACAAGAGAATCTTATCTGCCGATACCGTCATCATCAACGATGGCGGTTTTTTGTATCGGGAAGATTGGGACTTAGGCGATACGGTGACTTTTATCGACAACACACTGGGCTATACGGTCAAAAGGCCGGTATTGTCCGTAACGGAAACCAGGGGAAAATCTGTCACCATTGACGCGGTCTTTGGAGACAGGGTCCCGACAATATTTGATAAATTAAAGAGGTGATCTTATGAGTGAACAGAGTATGCCCTGGGATGCCGAGGAGGAAAACGGCGTATATGACAGGGTATTTTACAGTGAAGACTTTGCCGCCATGTTTGCCGCCTTTTGGGGCAACGGCGTATTTGATAACCCCACAGACGCCTTGCAGGTAGTCAGCAAGGGCAATGGTATGGAGGTGTCGGTGTTAAAAGGGCGCGGTCATATCAATGGCCATTTCTACGTCAACACGGCGGACAGAGATTTTACAGTGCCAGAGGCAAACAGCAGCAACGCGAGAATCGACTGTATTATTTTGCGGATGGAAGCGGCCAAGAAGACCATCACACTGCAGTATGTGTCCGGCGTTCCAGCGGCTAAGCCGATAGCGGCGGAACTGGTGCGGACAGAGACCATTTATGATCTGCGGATCGCAGAGATCACAGTAAATGCCAATGCCACAGGAATCACGCAGAATAACATTGCGGATAAGCGGTATGATGATGCCGTATGTGGCAGAGTATCCGTCATTGCAGCAAAGCAGTTTCTGGCACATTTTTCTGATACCAAGAATCCGCACAAGACCAGCCTGGAGCAGATATTAGGGATGGAAGACTCCGGCGGTGTGGTGCCAGTGGCTAACGGTGGTACGGGGGCCAAGGATGCGGCTGGCGCCCGACAGAATCTCGGCATCACGCCGGCCAATATCGGGGCGCAGCCAGCGGGCAACTATGCGCCAGCCAACCACGACCATAATTATGCAGGCTCCAGTTCGGCGGGCGGGGCAGCCGACAGTGCTGTAAAGCTGCAGACGCCGAGAGCTATTAAAATCGGTGGTCAGAGCATAAACTTTGACGGCAGCAGTAACATTTCATTTGGAGCCGGTAGCATGGGCCTGGCCACTGCGAACCATACCCACAATTATCTGCGCAGCGAGAGCTTTGTGAATGCCTATTATGACAGCCAGGATAGTGCTCGTGCGGTGAGATTATGCGGTCTGTATGAATTTTTAGATCGGGCCGGAACTGCAAGTCAAAGCATCTGCATGTCGCAGCAGATGACCATGTTTTTCAATGCGTGGGGCATTACTGGGGCAGACTTTGAGTTTAACGGTGATGTGAGAGTTGGCGGCGACATTTACGGAGGCCCGGCTATTATGTCCTCTGATGTGCGGGAAAAGCATGATATCTTGGACATCAGCAAGCGCTATGAAGCCATGTTTCAGGCCCTGCGACCGGTGACCTTTATCTATAACGAGGGGCATAGTGGCCGCACCCATATTGGATTTATCGCGCAGGAGGTGGAGCGGGCTCTGCTGGATGCCGGTCTCACCACGGAAGAATTTGCAGGCTTCGTGAAGATGCCGGAATTTGGCACAAAGGAAATCCATGAGAAGGAGATTCGCGTCAACGAAGATGGCGAGGAGGTAGAGGTACCGGTCACCCGCACTATAGTAGACACCGACATCATCTTAGATCATCGCTACAAGCTGCGTTATGACGAATTCACCGCGCTCAATACGCACATGATTCAGCTTCTGATAGCGCGGGTGGAAGAGCTGGAAGCAAAAGTGACAGAATTGGAGGGAAAGCTAAATGGAAATTGAGATTTTAACTGCGCAGGTAAAGAAACAGGTGCTGACCATTACCACCTCCCACACCTTTGTCGCAGATACCCAAAACATCTATACCGCATCATTTTCCTTTGATGCCGAGTGGGATGGCTTCGCAAAGACTGTGATCTTTCGCAGCGAGAACCATATCCGCTTTGCACTGCTGGATGGCTCCAATAAGTGTATGATCCCCGCGGATGTGATCGAGGCAAAGTGCTTAGAGATCGGCATACAGGGCAACAAAGACGGTCAGGTGATTACCACTAAGCGGGCGGACAAAGTCAAAATCTTTGAATCCGGCGGCAGTATCAATATGGTTCCGGCCCCATTTGAACAGTCTGAATTTGACAAGCTGATGGACGAGCTGGCACGGGTGCGAACGATTGCGGAACAATCCATTGCTGATGCAGCGCAGAGCCATGTTGACGCACAGCAGGTAGCGGCAGACAAGAACGAGGTAGCCAATAATAAGGCGGTCGTGCTGCAAAAAGCAACAGAGGTAGCAAACAATACGAAAGTGGCTACCACCGCAGCAACCACGGCCACAGCACAGGCAGGCGTCACGCAGAATCTGTATGACCAGTTGCAGCCGATGAACGCTGATGTGAGTAGCAAAGCCCCATCTATCGTCAGCGAGGCCACAGGCAGCGTCATCACGTTGAACGATAGCAGCAATA